ATCTTTTTCCTCCTCCGTCAAAAAAGAGGGGGAGGGGATTAACTGAAAAAAGGAAGGGAAATGGACAAGGGAAGGAAAAAACTGCCGGCCGAGGTCAAGCGCCTGACCGGAACGTTCAGGAAAGACCGCGACGGATCGCCGGACGCATCGCAGCCGTGGGAGCTGGTGACCGAAGTCCCGGACAAGGCGCCCGAATGGATGATGACGTCAGGCAAGAAGATGTACAGGAGCGTGTGCGAGCTCCTGATAGCGCGGCGCATGCTGACTACCGCCAACGTGCACCAGGTGGCGGCGATGTGCCAGTCGTACGCGAAATACATGCAGGCGGAGAACAGACTGAAGGAGGACGGAGCCGTGACATACACCGACAAGGGCTACGCCCAACAGTCGCCGTGGGTAAACATATCGTCGCAGTCGCTGAGGGAATATCTCTCGATCGCGTCCACCTTCGGCTTCGACCCGATATCAGCACTGAAGATCAGACAACCGAACTCGGGGACATCAGACCCGATGGAGGATTTTTTCAAGGAATATGGCCAGTAAACTGATAACAACAGCTGAGAAGTACATCGACGATGTGATCGAGCGCAGAATCCCCGTGTCCGAGATCACACGTCTGACTTTCCTACGTCACCGGAGCGACATCGACAGACAGGTGGAGCTCGGCATAGTGTTCAACCAGCGCAGAGCGGAGAGGTTCTTCGCGGCTTGCCGTTTCATGCGTCACTCTCCGGACAAGGTCAGATGGGTGGAGTTCGTGCCGGAGCCCTGGCAGGCCGCTATCATCTACATCGTGTTCGGATGGGAGAAGCCTGACGGTTACCGCAGATTCAACTACGCGTACATAGAGCTTCCGAAGAAGAACGGCAAGACCACCTTCGCGGCGATCGTCGACAACTATCTTCTGTTCTTCGACGGGGAGAACGAGGCGGAGGTCTATTGCGCCGCCACCGTCGAACGCCAGGCGCATATCTGCTTCGACAAGGCGAAGCTCATGGTCGAGAAGTCGCCATCCTTGGCGGCACGGGCGAAATGCCTCACGAACAACGTCTCGGTGGCGAGCACAGGATCCAAGATGGAGCCGCTCGGCAGGGACTCCAAGGCGATGGAGGGAATAAACCCCTCAGGGAGCACCATAGACGAGTACCACGTGTTCTCCTGGAAGAACAACGAGGTGTTCGAGAACATACAGTCGGCGTCCGTCAACAGGCGACAGCCTCTCCACTTGATCATAACCACTGCCGGAAGGGACAAGGATCTTCCGTGCTTCGAGTACCACAACCTCATTAACGACATCAACCGGGGGATCAAGAAACAGGAGGACACCTTCGGCGTGATCTACACCATCGATGACGGGGACGATTGGCGCGACCCGTCTGTGTGGCCGAAGGCCAACCCCAACTGGGGGGTGTCGGTGCTGCCGGACAGGTTCGAGGGCGAGTTCAACGGAGCTCTCAACAGCCGGAGCAAGGAAATCTCCTTCAAGACGAAGAACCTCAACATCTGGTGCGACGCGCCCGACATGTGGATATCTGATGATAAGTTCATGGAATCGAGTATAGAGGATAGAGAGGTAGGTATACGCAGATTAAAGGAAATGGAGTGTTACGGCGGTCTCGACCTCGCAAGTCACATAGACACGAACGCGCTGGCCCTGTTCTTTCCTGGAAAGGAAAGGAGTTATCTGTTACTGTGGTATTGGATTCCGGAAAGCAAAGCGAAGGCGGCCGAGGATGATGTGGACTATAAGATCTGGATACAGGACGGGTTTATGAAGTCGACGCCGGGCGAGATCGTCGACATAGACGGAATGACGGAGGACATAGGCGAGATCCTTAGGGAATACAATGTTGTAGGCCTCGCATACGACCCGTGGCATGCGCATCACGGAGTGATACAGAACTTAATCAAAGGTGGGTATACTGTCGATAGATTAGACCCGTATCAGCAGTCGCTGCGCAACATGTCGGCGCCCACTAAGGAGATGGAGTCGCTGATAATGGCCGGCAAGCTGGAGCATTTCAAAAACCCGGTGCTTCGGTGGAACATGCGAAACACCGTAATGAGGCGTGACGCGAACGACAACATAGCCCCGGACAAGAGGGCGAGCAAAAAGAAGATAGATGGCGTGGTGGCGTCGATAATGGCCATAGGCGAATATCTCACGCTCAACGCCTCGGAGGATGTGGCATACAGGGATCACTCGCTTAGATTCATATAATATGGCAAAAAAAATTCTCATCGACGCGGAAATTATCGAGATGTTCACGGCCAAAGGCTTCGCGGACATCTACTGGAGAGAGCTGAGGGAAAGGAGAAAGGATGACCCGTTCGTGAGCAACGAGAAGGTGTTCGACGACATCAACGCGCGATTCGAGCGCGCCATCGGCCGAAAAAGGTACTCCTCGTATCAGTCCTTCGTGAAGGTTAATAAAAAAATTTGAAAAAAGGGAACAATGTTCCAAAATTGAAAAACTTCTCCCGATATTATTGTGGTCAGCTAAAAACTGACGACAATGGGTTTTTTGGATCTGTTCAAAAGAAAAGTGGTTCCGGGCCACTCCCCTATCCGCAAGGTCAACGGACTTTGGGCCGGAGGATATGGGCTTACGGTTACGGCAGCCAACGCCGAGAAATTCTCGGCCGTGTTCGCCTGCGTGCGCACCTACGAGATGATAATGGCATCCCTGCCTATAGTGGTGAGCGCCCAAGGAAAGGCGGGCAAACCGGACGTCGACGTGACGTCGGTCTCCAGGATTCTATCGAAACCCAATTCATATATGGATTGGGTGTCCTTCATATCATACATGACGGCGAGCCTCGAGCTGAAAGGCAACGCCCTGGCCGTGATAAAGACCAGGCAATCCGAGCCCGAGTCCCTTATCCCTATACCATGGAGCTGCTGCACTGTTCTCGTGAAGGAGAACGGCGAGCCGGTCTATGAGATAAAGGATCCTGACGCGAAGATCTACTCTCGCTTCGAATCCTCGGACGTCATCCACTTCAAGATCAACAACAGAAACAGATATTACGGCCTGTCCCCTATCGAGGTGGCGGCCGACTCCATCGGTTTGGGCCTATCGGCCGAGAACTTCGGCTCGAGTTTCTTCTCCCAGGGCGGTAACATAAAGGGAGTCCTCGAGACCGACAGGAGCCTGAGCGAAGAAAACGTTAAGGCCATCCGCAAGGAATGGAACGACTTCTACACCGGAGAGGCCAACGCGCACAAGACCCCGCTCCTCGAGGGAGGTCTCAAATACCGCTCGATAGGCATATCCCCGAACGAGGCCCAGTTCATCGAGACGAGGGTCTTCGAAGTCCAGGAGGTCGCGCGCTTCTTCGGCGTGCCGCCATCACTCATCGGAGAGAACAGCCGCAACACATTCTCCAACGGCGAGCAGCAGAACCTACAGTTCCTCACCTACTCCATCGCTCCGCTTTGCTCCATCATGGAGAAGGAGATGGAGGCGAAGCTTCTGAAGGCATCCGACCGCGAAAAGGTCGACATCAAGTTCAACCTCAACTCCCTTATGCGCGGGGACATGATGGCAAGGGCGTCATTCGCCCAGACAATGTGTTCGACAGGAATATACACAAGGAACGAGATACGAGCGATGGAAGGCCTACAGCCTCTCCCCGGTCTCGACGACCCGCTCGACCCCGCATATCTGACAGGCAAAACCCAACAACAAGATAACAATGGAAAAGATCAATAGCACATACGGATTCGTGAGGGCGATGCAGCCCCGCGAGGAGGACGACAGAACAATGTCGTTCGTCCTGTCCACTCCGGCACGAGACAGGCACCACACCGTGCTGAACCAGCAAGGGTGGAATCTGGAGCACTATCTGGCCAACCCTATCGTCGGCTATATGCACGACGTGTACTTTGACGTCGACAACATCATCGGCAAATCCGTAAGGGTGGAGGTAGAGGAGATAGACGGCGTGCCAAGCCTTACCGCCGACGCCTACTTCGAGACCGCGGAAGTGAACCTGTTGGCCGACAAGGTTTACAGGAAACTCCTTTTGGGAACCCTTTCGGCCGTGTCCGTAGGATTCATGGACGACGGAAAAGGCAGATGGGGCGAAGGCGATGAACGCCAAGGAGGCGAGAACGAGACCTACTACTTCAACGGCCAGGAGCTCATAGAATGGAGCGTGGTCACCGTCCCTTCCAACTACGAGGCCGGAAAGAGGATGATGAAGGAAGCCACCATGGAAGCCATAGACTACGCCCTCATGAGCTTGGGAGGCAACTACACCCGCTCCAAGATCGAGGAGATGCGCGTGGCCGACGTGCTGACGCTTCTCGACGCCAAGGACGTCGACCTGAAGACCGACGACCCGGAGAAGGCGAGGAAGATCCTCGAGGAAAAGGCGGCGAGGGACGCCGAAACGGAAATCATCAGACAACAGCAGAACGCGCTATATCTCATATCGTAAAACGAATAATAACCTTAAAAACTTCAACGAAATGAAATCAAAGGAAATTCTTGAAAGACAACTCTCGATAAGAAACGAATTGTCGGGTCTTATCTCCAAAGACGTGTCATCCTTCACAGAGGAGGAGAGATCCATATGGATCACCAAACACAACGAGTACGAGGATTTGGGCAGAAAGCTCAAAATAGCCCTCGAGCAGGAAGAGCTGCAACGCCAAGCCGCCACACAGGTGAGCGAAAGCGAAAAGAAAGAGTTCGGACGCTACAGTTTCCGTAAGGCTATCGCCGGAGCAGCCGGTCTCATCAAATTCGACGGTATCGAAAGAGAGATGGATCAGGAGGCGAGAAACGAGTTTTCGGCAATCGGTGTCCTTCCAAAAGGAGAGCTCTGCGTACCTGTACGCTTCCTCGCAAACCGCGGGATGAACAATAGAGCCAGCACCGGCCAGAACGTAGCGACAAACGCCGACGGCGGTTACCTCGTAGGCAACGAAAACCCCATCTATTTCGAGGCGCTCCAAAACGCCATGGTATTGAGCCAACTCGGCACAAGATACATCAACGGATTACAAGGCAACCTACCTCTCAACCAAGGCGGAAGCTTCTCTTCCTCATTCTTGGCAGAGGACGGATCATCATCCGTAACAAAAGAGAGCTTCAGCCAGAAGGTCGCCACACCTCACAGATTGCAGGCATCCGCGGCTTTCTCCCGCCAGCTTCTCCTTCAGGCTGTACCAGCCATCGATGAGCTTATCGAGAGAGACCTTATCGAAAGCAACGCCCTCGCAATCGAGGCGGCAGCCATCGCAGGAAGCGGATCAAGCAACCAGCCTACCGGAATCCTGAACACATCGAGCATCGGCTCCGTAGCAGGCGGCACCAACGGTCTCGCTCCTACATGGGCACACATTGTGGGCCTCGAGAGCGCAGTCGGCAGCGCCAACGGAATCAAATCCAGCCCTGCCTACCTCACCAACTTCAAGGTTTCAAGCAAACTAAAGACCGTCGACAAATCCACATCGACAGCCCAGTTTGTCTACAACGGCGACGGCCGTCTCAACGGCTACAAGTTGGCAATCACTAACGCGGTGCCATCAAACCTCACAAAGGGTTCCGCAAGCGGCGTATGCTCCGCCATCATCTTCGGTGACTTCTCTAACCTCTACATCTGCTCATGGGGTGGCCTTGACATCCTCGTCAACCCATACCTACTCTCAGCTACCGCCGAGATTAGAGTCGACTGCACATCATATGTTGACACAATCGCACAAAACCCAAGTTGCTGGGCCGCGATGCAGGACGCATTGACTGCATAGTCTTTATTTTCTGATCATGGGGGGGGTGAAAAATCCCCTCCCTTTTAAACAAAAGGAAGATGGAAAAGGAAAAATACATTGACATAAAGTTCATCAAGAAACATTGGCAGTACGCCTATATGCCCGGAGATCTCGGAAAGGTGAAAAGCTCCGAGGTTCCCGAACTGCTCGACCAAGGCTACGTGATACTGTTGCCTGACGACGACAACGGAGAGATGGAGAACCCATTGCCGGAGGATATGCCTCTGAGGGACGAGCTTTTCTCGAAGTTGGGAGTCAACACGGCCGAGGAGGTGAAGGCCCTCCTGGAAGGAGGCAAACTCGCCGAGGAAGGTTTTTCCAAGGCCAAGATCGCGAAACTCGACAAATACTTTAAAAAGTGATTCAGCAAGTCAGATACAGGGTTCAGTCGGTGACCAACGAGATAGAGCCGGTCGTCCCGATACAGGCGCTGCGCGAGAACCTGCGCCTACAGTCGTCGGAGCTCGACTCGGCGCTGCTCATGTTCCTGAGGAACGCCATCGACTTCGCCGAGATATACACAGGACGTGTGTTCCAGGCTAAGACAATGGAGGCATATATCGACAATTTCCCCGCCGACGGCATCCTCGCCATCGACAAGGGGCCGGTCAACGAGATAAAAAGCGTCGGCTACTACGCCCCAAACGACGACACGCTAAAGATACTGCCGGCCGACAACTACCAGCTCGACAACATCGAGATGACCGCGAGAATCCTCTTCTCCGGAGGTGTCACGGCCGACCCTTACAGGCTCAACGCCGTGAAGATAACCTACACGGCCGGCTACACCGTGGAGACATTGCCGAGGAGCGCCAGGGACGCGATAATCCTGTTGGCCTCCCAGAGATTCCTCCACGCCGACAACGACGCCGTGGACAAAAACATTACCGTAGCGCAGAACTTCATGGAACAATACAAACCGCATAAATTCTGATGGAAGTCGCCCAATTCAACCGATATGTCTATCTGAAGACCCCTATCACCGAGGTCACCAGCTCCGGAGCCGCCAAAAAGGTGTTCTCCGTCTCGCAGACCCTGTGGATGGGCAGGGAATACGCCGGAGGTGGCGAGGAAAGGATAGTGAACAACAGGCAAGTGGTTCCGAAACAATACCGGTATCATTGCCACAAGGAATGCGACGTCGACGAGACGATGCGTATCGAGGACGAGAGGAAGGACTACAACATCCTCTCCGTGACCGACTACGATGCCATGTTCTACGAGATAGTCGCGGAGGAGGTGCTACAATGAACAAGACCACGACATTCATATTGGACGGCGACGACAAGATGATGCGGATATTCGAGACCTTCGAGGAGAATGGCTACAAGAAACCGATCATGGCGGCGTTCAGAAAGGCCGCGGCGCCGGTAAGGAGCGCCATGGCCGCCAACATACCGTCCAACATGGGCTCCACGAGGAAAGTCCTCAAGACCAAAGCGGGCAAGGGCGTGTCCCTGAGCGTCGGGTTCTACGGCAACCAGGGCGTGTACGTCAACAGGCGCGGCGAGGGATGGTCACCGTGGATGCTGCTCTACTGGCAGAACTACGGCACATACGCCAACCGCTATCCCGGACACACCTTCCAGAACGCGAGAAGGGAGAGGACGGCAAGACGCAGGGGCGGCATCAAGCCGGGGCTATTCGTCGAGAGGGCCTGGGAACAGTCCAAGGGCACGGCGCAGAGGAACTTCGAGGCCGAATGGCTTAAACAGTACGAGAAATTCTTACAGGAGGCATAGGGATGGCACTGAAACTAATATCCGACATCGTGCAGAAAACGCTCAAACAGGTGGTGGGCAACGTCTACAATTCGTTCGCCGACGAGGGCATCAACCCTCTTTACGCGATCCATATCGAGGAGGAGTTCCCGACCTACGGCAAGGCCGGCCTAATGTACTTCACGGCCACGTCCACGGTAGTGGTGGTAGACACCCTGCCGGAGACCGTGCAGAACGTCATGGAGGACATAAGGGCCGCCATGGAGGGCATGGAGAGCGACGGGGACGTGAAAGTCTACGGATGCAGGATGGCGGACTCGTCGAGGCAGACGGAATACAGCGAGGAGGATCGGCTGTGGTACTGCTCGGCGGAATACGAGATAGATTATTCAACAAACTAAAACGATAAAACTATGGGTTACATCAAAGGTTACGAGGTCAACGTCACGGTGGGAGAATCCGCCAGCGGCCTCAGAGAGATAAAGGGGCTTGAGACAGCCTCCGACAACATGTCGCCAGACTACGAGGAGATACTCGTTAAGGCGAACCACGGCGACGCCGAAAGAACGCTCACCGGAGGTACCCTCACCATCAACCTCGGCGGCAAGAAATCCACTCTCGAAACAAGCGAGAGCTCCACACACTACGCATGGACTCAGTTCAAGACCTGGCTCAAGGGGGACACCAAGGTCTATTTCGAGCTTGAGGACGGATCAGGAAACTCCACAACGGGATGGGGCAAGATAACCGCCTACAGCGGCGACTCCGACGCCAAGGCAATCTCATCATGGAGCGCAACACTCGATGTCGCATTCGATAACATAGACTAACGGCCATGGAAAAGGTGAAGCTGGACAACGGACGCGAAGTCGCGATGCGATTCGACATCAATGCCCTCGCCGATTTCTTCGAGGTTACGGGCAAAGGACTCGACTCCCTCGACATCAAGAAGGCCGACATGGCCGCCATCAGGGCGGCGTGCTGGGCGGCGTGCAAGGAGGGCGAGGCATACGAAGGAAGGGAACTCGGGATGACACCGGAGCAGTTCGGGCAACAGGTCACGCCGGCCATACTCTACGAGATGGTGGCCATCCTGGCGCCGCAGATCAGCGGAAAAAAAAAGAGCCAGGAGCCTCCGGACAGCCCTCAGAAGACACACCTGAGGCGCTGGGGGAGAAAGGAGGATCGAACCTGACGCTCGAGGACATCAAGAAGTTCGGCCTGGGAGTGCTGCACTACACTCCCGACACGCTCGGAAAAACGATGGTGTGCGACCTGATGTTCGCATACGTCGGGCACCACGCCGAGAGGTTCGAGAACATCAAGATCGGGGCGGCGATAGCGAGAACCGCCACAACGATATTGCTAAACATCCAGCTTCCGAAGGGGAAAAAGGTGACGGCTCAGCAGCTGTGGCCTTTTCCCTGGGAGCAAGGAGACACGGACGACGTGAAGGATAAGGAAGAGGCGGCGAGGAAATTCTCGGAGGATCTCGCCACCATCCGCGAATGGAAAAAGAAAAAAAGATCTGTAAAAGATGGGGACGGTAATAAGTAATCTAAAGGCAAAATTCGGTGTCGACACCACCGACTTCAAGAAAGGTCTGAAAGACGGCGAAAAGTCGATGACTGACTTCAAGCAGACGGCCGGTAAGTCGTTCGACGACCTCGCCGACACCTTCGGGGTCGACACTTCCAAGATCAACTCCTCCCTAAACACCATAACCAAGGAAATGAACTTCTTCAGGCAGTCGATAATAGCGGCCGCCGAAGGAGGCAACAAGTTCACGATAGCCATGAAGGCCCTCAAGGTGGCCCTCATGTCGACGGGCATCGGGGCCCTCGTCGTGGCTCTCGGTTCTCTCGTCTCATATTTCAAGGAGACATCCGAGGGCGCCGACAAGCTATCCGTCATACTCGCCAAGATGCGCTCCGTCGTCGACAACATCGTCGACAGGGTGCAGACGGTCGGAAAGGGTCTCGTAGAGATCTTCTCCGGAAACGTCAGGAGCGGCATACAGACGATAAAGAACTCAATGAAGGGTCTCGGAGACGAGATCAAGAACGACTGGCAGGAATCCGGCAAGCTGGCGCAAGAGCTTAACGCCATCAACGACCGCGAGTTGGATCTCGTAACGATACAACAGCAGAGGAGCGCCAAGATAGCCGACCTGAGGGAGAAGATGCGAGATCTGAGCTACACTGAACAACAAAGGCTCGCCTTCGCCCAGGAGGCGGAAAGGATCACAAAGGAATACTACGCCGACGAAATAGACCTGGCACAACAAAGGTACGAGGTGACGAAGAGGCAACTGGAGATCGCGGCCTCGGATCCGACAAGAGACCAGCTGCGCGAGGTGGCCGAACTCGAAGCTGCGGTGCTGAAGGCCCAGGAGGAGCAATCCAACGCGATAAGAAGCCTTTCCAGAGAAAGGAACACTCTCGTTAAGGCCGTGGAGGCGCAGTTGGCCGAGGAGCAGGCCCTTCTCGACAAGTACAACGAGATGCACGACCTTCCTCCTATTGAGCCGATAAAGCTTGACGCACCCGCTCTCCAGGAGGGGCTTTCCACGACGCTCGCCGAGATGGGCGGCTTCTACGAAGAGATGGAGGAGATGACGATAGACCTCGGCAAGACATTCGACGAGGCTTTCCAGGACATGGCCGGAGGACTCGGGGAGTTCTTCGGGGAACTGATGACCGGAAACGCAAAAATGAGCGGCTTCGCCTCCGTGATGGCGCAATCCTTCGGGGATCTGGCAGTCACGGTCGGTAAGCTCCTTATCGCTTCAGGTACCGGCATCGAGGCCCTAAGCCAGGCCCTCAAGGTGCCGGAGAACGCACCGCTCGCGATAGCGGCAGGTGTGGCCCTGGTGGCATTGGGCACCGCCGTCAAGAGCTCTCTCGCCAACATAGCGAGCTCCGGATCCACGGCATCGAAAGGAGGAGTCACAGGGGGTTCCTACGATGTGCGCAACCAGCAATTCGAGGCGGCACCCGCACAGATAGAGATAACGGGAGAACTGACCGCCAAAGGGTCGGATCTCGTGTACGTGTTCAACAACGAGGATCAACGCAAGAAACTGACTACATAGAATGGCATACGCTACCAAATACGAGCTATTATGCGCCGGCAAGGACGGAGTGGTCACCAAGCTGGTGATCTCCGAGGACGGCTATACCGGCCAGGAGATAGACCGCAACGTCCCCAACAATCCGTTCGAACTGACAAGGGACAGATCCGGAGCCATCTGCGGCACGTCGCTGACATTCCGCATAAGGGAAGAGGTCGACTTCGAGTTCCTTTCCCTATATACCGAGGACTTCAAGAAATTCAAGGCCGAGATGTACAGGCCTTCAACGGCCGCCTCTCCTATGTGGAGCGGATATCTCAACACCGCGCAATATGCGGCGGAATACATATCGGCACCGATAAACCAGAGCTTCATAGCGACCGACGGGCTTGGGCTGCTTAAAAACTTCACCTTCGACCTCGAGGGCCTGTACAGCGAGCTGTACATAATCGACCATTGCCTTTCCAAGATAGGGCTCGGGCTGGGCTACTCCATAGCCATAGGCGTCTGGGAGACGAACCAGGACAACACGAGAGCCGTCCTCGCGCAGACATACCTGAAGGGTGAGGCCTTCTCCGGGAAGACCTGCTACGAGGTAGTCGAGGGCATCGTAGGCAGATACGACGCCACGATAACCCAATACAACAACAGATGGCATATCGTGTCATACAAGGACAGGCAGTCGACAAGGATGTTGTATGACAACACCCTGACATACGAAGGCACACAGTCGGCCCCATCCGTGCCGGATCTTGTCGCCAACGCCGACACTCCTTCCACCGTATATCCGTCCGGACATCTCTCCATGAATATGCAGAGGGGGGGGAAAATCCTGCCTATACACAGCAACTATCAGTACACCAAATCGGTGTTTAAGAACGCCAATTTCAAAAAATACAGTAACGGCTCTTTTGAGAACTGGTCTGCCGTTTATAACCGATACTATAATCTAAAACAATTATACGGTTCAGATACAGCGGCATATCTCGAAGGATATTACAACTCGAACTTTGACAATGCGGTTTATATAGTTCAGCTCAGCGAGGAGATACAATACGACCCCAACCAACAGTTCTCTCTGTCTCTCAAATACGCTCCTGTGGCCTACGGAAAGAGCGGTCTGGCATGGAGAGGCGTTCCCGATATCACGATTGATGCAAATGTTAGTTTTATGCTAATATATGTCACCTCCTCGCATATATACTACTTAGATATAGAGGAAGGATGGGTAGAGGATGAGATAAGACATATTACGCAGGTCGCGCAGGCCTCAATGAGCATCCAAAATATAACATTTAACGATTTTCAAATCAAATTTAATATTCCCGCCCAAAATGGACAATTCGAGGTCGCTTTATTCTGGTTTGATAAAGGAAAACAGCCGATATCTTGGGAAACAGACATATATCAGCCTCGATATCTTGGTATCGCATGGAAAGATATCGATTTGGAAATATACAACGTGAACGAGGACGTTCTTGAAATACCAACCGAACTCAATACCGTTGTCACGTTCGAGGATTCGGCAAACATCCTTACTCTCGACATGGCGGATCTGCAGGCGATAGATGCTCCTAATTCGCCAAACGCGCAGCTTCTATATGACGGCGTTTCGTTTCTCAGCGACGGAAGTCTTACCGAGACATGGAGCGGGCTGGGCGTAGGTTACAACGACGTGCCGTTGGTCGAGGTGTACGCAAACATGGTGGCATCCCGCAACAGATCCGCTCTGCAGGTATTAAGGGGCACCATTAAAGGCTCGTTCAGTCCCGACACGATGTT